ATGGCGACAAGCGTTTTCACCACCTGGGCGGCCTTCCGCGATTTTCTCCTCGACAAGCTAGCATCGGGCGACCCCTCGGTCGCCTCCGTCCGCGTGGGTAACGGTCCCGGCGCAAAGGAGATCACCTACCGGCCGGAGGCCCTCTCGAAGCTCCTGGCCTACGCCGAGCAGCGCGCGGCGGCCGAGGAGGCCGCGGGCAGCCCCACGCTGCGCACCTACGCCCACCAGGGAGGCCGCGGCGAATGATGCTCACCCGCGCCCTCGACTGGATCGTGTCCGTGGTCTCGCCCCAGGCCGGCTACCGCCGGGCCATGTTCCGCGAGGCCCTGGCCCGCAATCGCCGCAGCGAGTACGCCGCCGCCAAGACGACTCGGCTGACCGGGACCTGGTCGCCCCTCGACGCCTCCGTCAACACCGTCATCGGCAACAGCCTGAAGCCGGTGCGCGCCCGCGTCCGCCAGCTCATCCGCGACTTTCCCTACCTCGCCCGCGCTGTCAAGGTCTCGGTCGACTACACCGTGGGCGAGGGCATCCGGTTCCAGAGCCGCGTCAAGAACGCCGAGGGCAAGCTCGACAGCCGGCGCAGCCAGAAGATCGAGGACGCCTTCTGTTTTTGGGCGGATGAGGCCGACCTTGCCAGGAAGCTCCACTACTACGAGCTAATGGCGCTCGCCAAGCGCCAGGACCTGGAGGGCGGCGAGTTTTTGATTGTGAAGAAAACGCTGCCGCCGCGCACGAACCGCTATCTGCCCTTCGCGCTGCAGGCCTACGAGGGCGACTGGCTGACGGACCTGGACGTCAACCCGGCCAACCCGGCGCACACCGTCCAGCAGGGCATCGAGTACGACCCGCTGACCGGCGAGGTCCAGGCCTACCACCTCACCGACCCCGACGGCTGGGGCAAGGCCCAGCGGGTGCCGGCCGCCGACGTGATCCACGGCTTCGAAACCCTGCGGCCCGGGCAGCTGCGCGGCATCTCGCCCTTCGCCCCCGGCGTGATCCTCGCCAAGGACCTCCAGGACATCATGGACGCCGAGCTGGACGCCTCCAAGATGGCCGCCAAGTACCTGGCCCTGGTCAAAACGGCCGATCCGGCCTTCCGCCAGGCGGCGGCCGGCGCGCGGCCCGACGACAGCGGCAAGAAGATCGAGACCCTGGAGAACGCGGTCATCGAGTACCTGCGGCCCGGCGAGGACGTGGTGCTGACCACCAACCCCCGGCCCGGCACCAACTTCCCGCCCTTCGTCAAGCTGGTCCTGACCATGTTCTCGATCGTCTCGGGCGTCCCCTACGAGCTGCTCTCCGGCAACTACGAGGGGCTCAACTACGCGGTTAGCCGCATGGTCCGCAACGACTTCGCCCACCAGCTGCGGCCCATCGCCGGCCGGCATGTGCGCCACTTCTGCCAGCGCACCTTCCGGCCCTTCCTGGATTGGGCCGTCATGGCCGACCGGCTCACCCTGCCCAACTACTTCCAGGACCCCGCGCGCTTCCTCGCCTGCGAGTGGCAGCCGCCCGGCATGGAGTCGATCGATCCGCTGCGCGAGGTCAAGGCGCGCGTGGACGAGATCCGCGCCGGCCTGCGCTCGCCCCAGGAATACGTCCAGGCGCGCGGCCGCGACCTCGAGGAGGTCCTGGCCGAAATCGCCCAGGCCCGCCAGATGGCCGCGGACAAGGGCGTAGACGACTTCCTCGAGCTCTTCACCGTGTCCACGGCCGTCGCCGGCAACCCGGCCGCCGTGGAGGACCAGCGCAAATTCGCGGTGATCCTGCCGCTGCTCTACGACTACCTCACCGGAGGCCGCGCATGAACCCTTTGCCCTATGCACTTTGCCCTCTGACCGTCCGCGCATCGGGCGACAAGCTGACCTATCGCTCAATTCCGGTCCGCGCCGAAGGACCGTCCAGCATGGACGCCGCGACCCGCTCGGTCGAGGTGGTCGGCGCAACCGAGGAGCCGGTCGAGGTCTACGACTTCGAGCGTTGGGAGGTGGTTAGGGAGGTTCTGCTCATGGACGGCTGCGAGCTTCCGCGCATGCGCCAGATCCCCCTCCAGGACACCCACCAGCGCGGCACCACCGCCAGCACGCTCGGCAGCTACCGCGATATGCGCATAGATGGCGGCCAGCTCCTGGGGCGGGCGTTCTTCTCTACGGTCGAGGAAGCCGAGTCGCCCTGGACCAAGGTCCGCGAGGGCCATATCACCGATTTTTCTGTCGGCTACCGGCAGGTCGAATCCACCTGGATTCCGGAGGGCGAGAGCGCGGTCATACGAGGCCGCACGTTCAAAGGCCCCCTCCGCGTGACCTCGCGCTGGCGTCCCAAGGAGCTCTCGGTCGTGCCTGTCGGGGCCGACGAGCTGGCCAAGGCCCGCAGCGCCGCCGAGATCCCCAAACCCGAGGTAACACCAACCCAACCGATTAAGGAGAAATGCAACATGAACAAGAAACTACGCGAAATGCTGATAGCCCGCGGCCTCGCCGAAACCGCCACCGACGAGGAGGCCTGGGCTTACCTCAACCAAAATGCCGAAAGCCTGCTGCCGCAGCCGCAGGAGCGCGCGGCCGCGACCGTCGAGCAGAGCGCGGACCAGATCCGCCGCGCCGCGACCGGCGAGGAGCGCGACCGGGTGCTCGAAATCGACGCCATGTGTCGGCAATTTGAGATCCCCCAGGAAACCACCGACGGCTTCATCAAAAACGGCGTGAGCGTTACGAACGCTCGCAAGAGCGTGCTCGAGACCCTCGCGCAGCGCACACCCCAAACCCCGGCCCCGGTGGTGATCGTCGCCGACGAGCGCGACAAGTTCCGCGCCGCTGCCGAGGACGCGCTCCTGCTGCGCGCCTCCATCAAGCCCGAAGACAAAATCGTCCCCGGCGCCCGCGACCTGGCCGGCTGGACGCTTTCCGAGATCGCCCGGCACAGTCTGCGCATGGCGGGACTTCCCACCGGCGGCAGCCGCATGGAGATGGTCGGCCGTGCGCTGGTCGCCGCCGATTTCCCCTACCTCCTCGCCAACGTCGCCAACAAAGCGCTTTTCGACGGTTGGGAGCAAGCCGAGGAAACCTGGCCCGAATGGGTCGGCACCGGCTCGGTGTCCGACTTTAAGACCCATTATCTGCCGCGCGTCAGCGAGGCCGACGACCTCCTGGAAATCCCCGAGGGCAGCCCCTACAAGTACGGGGAGCGCACCGAGGCCCAGGAGCAATATGCCATCGCCACCTACGGCCGGCTGTTCGCCATCAGCCGCCAGGCCATCATCAATGACGACCTCTCGGCCCTGACCAACATCCCCAGGGACCACGGCGACTCGGCAAAGCGCAAGATCGGCGATGTAGTCTATGCAGTCCTGACCGCCAACGCCGCGATGGGCGACGGCGTCGCCCTGTTCCATTCCAACCACGGCAACCTACCCACCGGGGCGGATGTCGGCACGGTGGCGCTCGCGGCCGCGATCGCGGCGATGAAAAAACAGAAGGGCGTGGCTGCAAAGGCCGTGCTCAACTGGCGGCCTGTGTATTTCCTCGCGCCGGTTGCGCTGGAAGGCGCTGCGGAGGTCTTCTTCCGCTCCGAGCGATTCAGCGACACCAATACCATTGCAACCGATTCTTCGATGGCATCGACCCGCGTCAACCCCTACGCCGGCAGCTACTTCACGCGCGTCTACGAGGCCCGGCTTGACGACAGCGACGCCAACGCCTGGTATCTCGCCGCGCGCAAGGGCCGAACCGTCAACGTCTACTTCCTGGACGGCAAGCAGGCGCCCTACCTCGAAACGCAGCAGGGCTGGTCGGTCGACGGCGTCGAGTACAAGGTCCGGATCGACTGCGGCGCCAAGGCGCTCGACTGGCGCGGCCTGGTCAAGAACGCCGGCCCGAGCTGATAACGAGCGGGGAGCCCGGCGGCGGAGCCCGTGACCAACGGGCCTCCGGGTGATCGACACACCCAACCCGCTCCACCATAAACCACAAGGCGGCCGGCAGCAGTAGTCGCCAGCGCCAGGGGGAGGCCGGCTACCCCTGGCCCAAACAGACAGGAGAATGTCATGAGCATGAAGCTAGGGCTTGAGCCCTCCCTCAGAGTAGCCGAGTTCGAGTACGACTTCGCCAAGGAAGGCGGCGCGATCGGCAACATCACCCTGCGCGGCGGCAAGCTGCCGGTCGGCGCTCTGGTGCTGAACGGCTTTGTCTACACAGAGACCGCCGTCACCGCCACCGGCGCGGCCACCGTGGCCCTCCAAATCAACAGCGCCAACGACGTGCTGACGGCCACGGCCAAGGGAAGTTTCACGGCCGGGGCCAAGCTCCAGGGCTTGCCGGATTTCGCCACCATCGCCGAGTCGATCCTGGTGGCCTCCACTCCCAAGGGCGTGGTCGCGGTGGTCGCCACGGACGCGCTTTTGACCGGCAAATTCCGCGTTTATGTGCAGTACATCGTCGTGGCGTAAAAACCTTCCCCCTTTGGAAAAGGGGGCTGGGGGGGATTTTCAGTATGGGCTTTTCGGACGAGATCGCCCGCGCCATGACCACTTGGTTCGGCGCGGACATGACGGATGCGGTCACCTACAACGGCGCGGCCATTCGCGGCCACGTCGAGTATAGCCCGGACGCGGATCACCGCACCGGGTCCGTCATGGCGCGGGCTACCCTCCACGTCCGGCGTGCGGACGTGCCGGCCTGGGCCTACCGGGATAAGGTCGCCGTCGGCGGCCTTACCTGGCAGGTGCTTTCGCTGGCCGGGGCCGATACGCACACCTGGACCCTTAACCTGATCAGAAACGAGCGGCCGGTGCCATGATCCAGATCGTCCCCACCCTGCGCACGTTCGCCGAGGCCCTGGCCGATGACGCGGCCCTCACCGCCTGGGCGCAGGCGGCCTACGGGCGCAAGCAGCGGATCTTTATCAACTACGACCTGCGCAACCCGCCCGGCGCCGCCGACTGCCCCTATGTCGCGCTCTACCCGGAGATTTTGCGCCTCGGCACCGGCCAGACCCGCAAGCTGGCCCAGCTCCAGGTGGAGCTGTGCCTCTACGACGAGAGCTTTCGCATCTACGCCGACGACTCCATTACCGAGTACGCCGGGGTTCAAAACATCATCGACTTCATGCAGCTCGCCATACGGGCGGTGCAGGCCTCCGACCTGGGCAACGCGCTGCTCGAAATGCTGGAACCGGCCTTCGAGACCATCGAGAGCTTCCCGTTCTTTGTGGCCGGGCTGCCGCTGGCGATCACCGAGGACTACGTGCTGGGCGCGGACCGCCTGGCGCTATAGGAGGAGACCATGCCTGTCCAAAAAGGCTCGACCCTAAAGCTGCTGCTCGGCTACGAGAGCACCTTCAAGACCGCCGCGACCGACGGCTACCAGCTCCCGGTCAACACCTTCGGCCTGAAGGGCAGCCGCGCGCTCACTACCGCCGCCACCCTGATCGGCACACGCAACCCGCCCATGCCCTTCGCCGGCAACAAGTCGGTCGCCGGCCCGGTCGTGGTGCCGGTCGACTCGCTCGCGCTGCCCTACTGGCTCCGGGCCATGTTCGGGGCCTCCACGGTCACCGGGGCTGGCCCCTACGTCCACGAGTGGAAGATCGGCGACACCATGCCCTCGCTCACCCTGGAGGGCGCTTTCCTGGATCTGGCCACGGACAAATATACGCGCTTCCTGGGCTGCAAAGTCGCCGGCTTCTCGCTGGAGGTGGGCGGCGACGGCGAGCTGGTCATGCCGCTTAACCTGGTCGGCGCGGACCACAGCTTTCAGGCCGCGGCCTTCGACGTCACGCCCACGGCGGTCTCGCTCGCGCGGGTCAACAACTTCCAGGCTGCTCTCACCGAGGGCGGCTCCGCGCTCAACAACGCCAAGCTCATCAGCCTCGCGGTCGAGTTCGGCCTGGACACCAGCCAGTACGTGATCGGCGGCGGCGGCGTGCTGGGGGCCATCCCCGAGGGCAGCGTCAAGGTCACCGGCCGGCTCCAGACCCTTTTCGAGGACACGACCCTGCTCGACAAGGCCGCCGCGCTCACCGAGACCGGCCTAAAGCTCACCATCACCGGCGGGTCCAACTCGATAGTTGAGTTCGAGATGCAGGAGGTCTTCTACGAGTGGGCCAGCCCCGAAGTCCCCGGACCGCAGGGGCTCATGGTCGATCTGCCGTTCTCGGCCTTTTACGATAACGGCGCGGAGGCCTCGGCCATCGTCGCCCGCGTCACCAACGGCGTCGCAGCCTACCCCTGATCTTTTCCTTAAACCTTAACACTTTAAACCTTAAACGCTTTTCCGGAGGAAAAGGATGAAAGAGATCACCATCGGGGGAAAACAATTCAGCGTGCGCGGCATCCGTTTGCGGGAGCGCCGCACTCACGGCCTGGATGATTACGGCTACGGCCGCTTTATCTACAGCCCGCCCAAGACGGAGCAGGGCCAAATCGACCAGCACCGCGCCGAGCAGGGCATGGACCTGGTGCTGCTGGTCGTCCTCGGCGAGGAAACGGTTGCGGCCATCGACCAGGCCGGCGGCCAGCGCGGCCTGGACGCCGCGTGGTTGGAGATCATCAAGGAAACCTACGGGGCCAGGGACGAGGAAAAAAACTCCTCCAGGTCTGGGAGTGGCACCGCAGCGCCGGAGAGCGCGTTGCCTACTGCCGGACCTGCCGCAGCGTGAAAACCCCGGCCCCCTGCGCCACCTGTGCCTGGGGCCGCGATCCGGAGCTGCACCCGGAAAACGAGGAGGCCTGGAGCCTGTGGAACGAAGTGCTCACGCAATGGCGCTCGGCCGGCTTCGGCGTCCTGGGGCTGGACTACACCACCCTGCACCTGGAGGCCGAGCGGCTGGAGATCGCGCTCACCCCGCGCACCATGCGCAAGATCAAGGCCCTGGAGCGGGCCACCCTGGAGGCGATCCGCAATGATCGAGATAACAGTCCAGGGGGCGGCCAACCTGGCCAAGGCCCTTGACGCCGCCAACGCCCGCGAGAAGTACGCGCTGCGGGTCGCCCTGCGCCGCGAGGGCTTCCGGCTCAAGGAGCTGCTCACGCGCGAGATCCGCCAGGGCGCTCCCGGCGGCCGGGCCTTCGCGCCGCTTTCGGTCATCCGCTCGCGCACCAAGCCCGACCGCTACCGCGTCCCGCTGAGTCGCTTGGCCAGCGTGGCGCGGTACGCCGTCAATGATGCCCGCCACTTTTCGGACAAATTCGGAGTATCGTCCAGGCCGGGCGCCACCGGCACCGAGGTTCATGTCGGCTTTATCGACCCGCTGCCCTTCCGCGGCCAGAGCCACACCTTTTCGGCGCGCAAGTTCAACCTGTCCGGGAGCTGGCTGCGGCTGGCGCGCATCCACCAGGAGGGCTTCTGGCACGAGATGAGCGAGGGAGCCCGCCAACGCATCCTCGCCATGCAAGCGCAGGCCGGCTCCGGCCTGCGCAAGTACTTCGCGCTGCGCAAAACCACCACGCGCTTCCACACCCCGGCCCGGCCGATCATTGATCCCTTCTGGGCGGCGCACCGCTTCGAAACCATTTCCAACATACGGGCCAACTACCGGCGCAAGATCGCCGGCGAGAGGATTTAGATGGCGGATACCCGGCTCGAAATCATCCTCGCCGCGAAAGACCTGACCGACAAGGCCTTCGGCAACGTCACCGGGCGCATCATGGCCCTGGAGCGCCGGCTGCTGTCCTTCGGCTCGATCATCGGCGGCTTCGGCCTGGGCTTCGGCATGGCCTCGCTCGCCGGCCACATGGAAAAGACCGCCGAGGGATTCGAGCAGTTGGAGGCCAAGCTCGACATCCTCTATCGCGGCCGCGGCAAGCAGGTCCTGGAGGAGATCAACGCCTGGGCGCTCGATATGCCCATCAATACCCAGAAGGCCGTGGACGCCTGGGTGCAGATGAAGGCCCTGGGAATCGAGCCCAACATCGAGCGGATGCAGGTCTTGACCGATGTCGCCACCATCTTTGGTGATGACGTGCTCGGCCGCATCGTCCTCCAGCTCGGCCAGATGAGCGCCAAGGGCAAGGTGATGACGCAGGACCTGAACGTCCTGGCCGAGGCCGGCATCAACGCCCGCAAGTACATCATGGACGAGTTCGCCATGACGGTTGACGAGATCCAAAATTCCGGGGTCGACATCAACCGCGTGATCGAGACCCTGTTCAAGGGCATGGAGCGCGACTTCGGCGGCTCGGCCCAGCGGATGATGAGCTCCTGGCGCGGCTTGAAGGAAACGGCGGCCTCCTACTTCGTGGAGATCGAGCGGCGCGTCATGGACGCCGGCATTTTCGAGGCCATGAAGCAGAGCCTCGCCAGCCTCAACGCCGGCATGAAGGACTGGATCGCCACCAACGAGGCCACGATCAAGCAGCGGCTGCCCGTGTACGTCGGGGAAACGGTCAAGGCCATCAAGTCGGCCGGCGAGTCCGTCCTGAACCTGGTTGGCATCTACCGCAGCATTCCCGACGAAATCACCAACGCGGCCGGCTACGGCATCATCGGCCGGGTTATATTCGGCGGCTGGGGGCCGGCGCGGATCGTCGCCGGGATCGCGCTCATTAACGAAACATTCAGCGCTTTCGGCATGGGCTTCGGCGACCTCCGCAAGAAGGCCGTCGAAACCAACCAAAGCCTGTGGGATCTCATCAACGCCATCCGCGATGTCGCCACCGGCACCCGCGATTGGCACACCGGGGCCAACAAGGAGTGGATGCGTGCGGCCGACGCGGCGAGCGATTACTGGCAGCACCAGCGCGGCAGCGCGGCGAAGTATCAGGCCGATCTGCGCAACCTCATCCAGAACGACCCGCTGAACGACTTTTTCGGCCGCCAGAAAAACAATCTGGGATATTACGGCTCGCCGGCCGCCAGGCTGATCCGGCAGATGAGCCTCGACAACGAGAAGGCCGGCGAGGAGGCCAAGGCCGCCGCCAAGAAGCTCGCCGAGGAGCTGAAAAAGGCCCAGGAGGAGTTCAAGGACGCCATCATGGGCCAGAGCCGCCTGGAGGAATACATGGCCGGCGGCCAGCACGAAAACGCCATCCTGCGCATGGAGCAGGAGCGCATGGCCCGAATCCGCGAGCAGGGGGCCAAGTCGCGCGAGGGCGGCGCGGATGCCGATTGGATCACCCGCCACCGCGAGGAGATCGGCCCCTACGACGCCGACCGGGTGAAAGCGGCCCTGGAGGAGATCGAACGGCAGTCCCAGGAGACCTTCGACGGCCTGGCCCAGCTTTCCCAACGCACGGCCGAGGCCATGCAAGAAAACTTTTCCGATCTGTTCTTTGACGCCTTCACCGGCAAGTTGAAAGACCTGGAGGACTACGCCAGCGCCATATTCACCTCCATCCAGCGCGCGGCGGCCGACATGGCCGGCCAGCTCGCCACCGAGGCCATTTTCGGCGCTAAGTCCGTGGGCGGCACCGGCGGCGGCGGCGGGCTGATCGCCTGGATCGCCAGCCTGTTCTCCTCCCAGGCGATGAGCCAAACGACGGCGCTCGCCCTGGTGAAGCACGCCGGCGGCGTGGTCGGTGATTCCGGGCCCACTAGGTCGATCCCGGCCTGGATGATTGCGACAGCCCCGCGCCTGCACAACGGCCTGGCCCCGGACGAGTACCCCGCGATCTTGCAGCGCGGCGAGCGCGTGCTCTCCCGGCGCGAGGCCTCCGCGCCGGGGATGAACGTCACCATCAACGTGGCCGCGCCCCAGGGGCGCATCGACCGCGAGAGCATGCAGCAGGTCCAGAGCGGCCTTTATGCGACGATCCTGCGCTCGCGCCGGAGGAACGGATGAGTATCTCCTTTATCGAATCCCCGCGCTTCCCGGAGGACATTTCCTATGGCAGCAAGGGCGGGCCGTGGGTGCCGGTCGAACGCTTTACCCCGGACTCCGGGGCCATCATCCGCAACCGCCGCTGGGCGTACTCCTATCACAAGGCCGATGCCGCCTATGGCGTGACCTCGATCGCCAAGCTGGAGGACCTGCTCTACTTCTGGCACGTGGTCGGCCCCGAGACCGGCTTCCGCTACAAGGACTGGGCCGACTTCAAAACCTGCCGCCTCTCGCAGACGCCGACCAAGGATGACGTGAATATCGGCACCGGCACCGGCGGCGCGGCCACGTTCCAGCTGGTCAAGAAGTACGTGCGCGGCGCATACTCGCGCACCCGCAAGATCCTGAAACCCGTTTCCGGCACGGTGGTAGTCGCCTATGGCGGCGCTTTGCAGACCGAGGGCGTCGGCTACACGATCAACTACACCACCGGGGTCCTGAGCGGCAGCCCCGGCGCCGGGGTGGCCGTCACCTGGGGCGGCGAGTTCGATCTGCCCATGATATTCGCCCTCGACCAGTTCGAGTTCACCTGGGCGGATTTCAATTCCGGCACCGCCAGCGTTCCGCTGATCGAGCTGCCGGCGGCGGCGCTTGGCCTGTGAAGACGCTTACCGCTCAAATGCTGACCCACATCGCCGGCCAGGCGCTCACGCTCTGCGCCTGCTGGCGCTTCCTGCGCGCGGACGCGGTGGTGCGGGCCTTCACCGATCACGATACGCCGCTAGTTTATGGCGCGTACACCTACCAGCCGATTGCAGCCGGGAACCTGTCCAACATCAGCCAGAGCAACAAGCTCTCGGTCGACAACCAGGACATCGAGCAGCCTTTCGAAACCGGATTTTTCACCGAGGCCGAGCTGCGCGCCGGGATCTGGGACGGGGCCGAGTATTGGGTCTTCCTGGTTAATTGGGAGGACCTGGGCATGGGCGACATCAAGCTCAGCCACGGCTGGTTGGGGCAAAGCGAGATCGGCGACTACTCGGCCAAGATCGAGATGCGCAGCCTGACCCAACGGCTCGCCATCCCGGTCGGCCGCGTCATGACTCCCGAGTGCAGCGCGAACCTGGGCGACGCCCGCTGCAAGGTGTCGCTGGCCGGCTACACGCACGCCGGCACGGTATCCTCGGTGGTCACGGCCCGGCGCGTGGTGGCGATCACCGGCGCCGCCGCCGGCAAGACGGCGGGCTATTACGACTACGGCAAGATCACCTGGACCTCCGGGGCGAACGCCGGGCTGTCGATGGCCGTCAAGAGCTACGACTACTCCACCAACTACGTCACGCTGCTGGAGTCCATGCCCTACGACATCACCGCCGGCGATGCGTTCAGCCTGCAGGCCGGCTGCGACCGGCGGCTGGCGACCTGCCGCGACCGCTTTAATAACGTGCTCAACTTCCGGGGCTGGCCGCACATACCGGGAACCGACAAGCCCTTGAACATCCCCGGCAACCGCACCTGGACGACGAACAGCTAGCGCCATGTCAGCATTTGGAATGGGACAAATAGCCGGCATTCTCGGCATGGTCGTCGGCGGGGTCATCGGCTACCTCGCCGGACCGGCCGGCAGCGCCTACGGCATCACCGTTGGGATGACGGTCGGCGGCATGATCGGCGGGGTCGCCGGCAGCCAGTTGTTTCCGGACGCGGTTGACATGGACCACCAGCCGCCGCCCCAGCTCAAGGAGAACCGCGTCCAGATTGCCACCTACGGCGCAACTCTCGCCAAGGTTTACGGCGGCGGCAAGCGCCTGGCCGGCATCATCTTTTGGATGAGCGACATCAAGCTGACCGACTGGACGGACAACAACCATGTCGGGGATGCGGATTGGGATGTGCATTACGAGCGATATACCGCCTCCTTTGCGGTCGCCATCTGCGAGCCGATCACCGCGATCACCCGGATCTGGCTGAACAATAAGCTGTTCTGCGATTTCCGCGATCCCAACGGCACATATTATCCGCAAGGCCAGAGCGGCCAGACGGCCTGGGCCAATTACGACACCTCGGACGAGCGGCAAAAGCAGTACTTCACCATCTATGTCGGCAGCGAAACGGACACGGCGGACCCGGTGATCGCCGCCGCCGTGGGCGCGGCCGACTGCCCCGCCTACCGCGACGCCTGCAAGATCGTTTTCCGCGATTTCCCGGTGGGCGATCTGCTGGGGCTGCCCAACGTGGAGGTGGAGGCCATCAAGGCGGGCAGCGTCAACCAGTACCCCTGGCGCTTTTCGCTGACCGCCGCCGGCTACGACACGGCGACGACCATGGTGAACGGCAACGCCAGCTTCACCGCCGACGGCAATATGGTGATCGGTTTCAGCGGCTATCCCAACAGCGAAAGCAACCGCAAGATCGAGATGTACGCCGGGACATCATCGAACAAGCTCAAGACCCTCATGGTCCCCGGCGCGTCGATGCCGGGCTACACCATTTACAGCAACCGCATAATGGGCTGGGGGATCAACCCCGACAACAACGATCTTTACGTCAGCGTACTGGCCGAGAACAACCCGATCACCGCCTGCGGCGTGCTCAAGCTCTGCTACAACAACATCGACGGCAGCATAAAGCGCTCCATAGAGACCCTTGGCACCGGCGGCACGATGCCGGCCGAAGAAAACGACCGCATCATGACGTTCATGTGGCCCACGGTCAACGGCGAGCGCCAATGTTGGGTGAAGTACCTCAATTACGCCGACGGCTGGCAGACGAGGTGGGGGCTCAAGCGGATCGACACCCGCAACGATCGCCAGTTTAACCCCCTGGGGCCGGACGGCTTCCGCTACGTGCGCTTCTACAAGTCAAACGGCTCTTACGTCTCGGTGATCCTGGGCCTGCCGATCTGGGCGGATGACAACTACATTTATTTCTATGGTTATTTCGATATCGGCTTCGGCACCAACTACTATGTGATTTATGCCTCCCCCTCCGCGATCACACACACCAGCAACCGCGGCGATTTGGTGGTCCCCTGGGGCTATGGCTATTGGGTCCAGGGCTATGAGGTGGGCACCGATTATCCGTATTCGCGCTGCTTTAGCGGCACGCTCGCCGGGGCGTGGTTCGGCGGGTCCGAAAAAAGCTCCCAGACCGGCTTCGATCATTGTTACCGCTACCGCACCGGCTCGATCTACCCCTCGCGCACCGAGTTGAACCGCAGCGTGGTCTCGGAGGCCGCCGCTTCGCTAAAAACCGTATTCGAGCAGATCTGCACGGACGCCCAGATCCCGCTGGCAAGCGTCAACGCGGCGGCGCTCACCTCGGATCTGGTATTGGGCTACGGCACCGCCCGCCAGGCGACGGCCCGCAGCATCATGGAGCCGCTGCTGCCGGCGTACTCGTTCGACGTGGGCGAGATCGACGACAAGCTGGTCGCGGTCAAGCGCGGCGGGGCCTCGGTCGCCACGATCACGACCGCCGAGCTGGGCGTGGTCGAGGGCGCGGGGGTGGCCCCCGGCAACCGCCTGATCGAGGTCCGGCCCGACCCCCAGGAGCTGCCGACCCACCTCACGGTCAACTACGAGAGCAAGGCGCGCGACTACGACAACGCGAGCCAGAACGCCGCGCGCGTGGATAAACCGCTTTTCGTCCCCATGACCATGGCGCTGCCGCTGGTGATGACCGACGAGGCCGCCAAGCGCCAGGGCGAGGTGGCCTTAAATGCGCTGTGGGCCAGCCGCTGCAAGTACCGCTTCGTGCTGGGGCCGAAATACCTCTACCTCTCGCCGACCGACATTATCACGGTGGGCGGCAAGTTGATGCGCATTACGGCCATCCACTACCGCGGCCTCATGATGGAGGTCGCGGCCGAGTCCGAAGACGGCGGCAGCTACCAGAGCGCGGCCGTGGCCGATTCGCTCGAGCTCGCCCCGCCGGACCTGAATGTTGACAACTTCATCCCCTCGCTGCTGCTGCTCGAGCTGCCGACCATCGAGGCGGGCTATCCGACTTCCGCCGGGATCTACGCGGCGCTGTACGGCCGGCCGTCCCGCTACCGGGGAGCCATCCTGCGCATGAGCACGGACGGCGGGGCCACCTGGTCCGATGCCGCCGTTTTCGATGAGGTCACGGCCAAGGTGGGGATCTGCGAGAGCGCGCTCGGCAGCGGAGACCCCGCCATCCTGGACTACACGCGCACGCTCTCGGTCGATTTTACGGCCGTGGAGTATGCGCCCGCCACGGTCACCGACGCCCAGCTGTGGGCCGGCGGCAACCTCGCGGCGGTCGGCGGCGCGGCCGGCTGGGAGATCATCCAGTTTAAAACCGCGACCCAGGTCTCGGGCTACCGCTACACGCTCACCGGCCTGGTGCGGGGGCGTTACGGCACCGGCTGGATGACCGGCGCCCACGTGGCGAACGAGAGCATCGTCATGCTCTCGTCCCTGGACGGTCTGCGCCGGGTCGGCGTCACGGCCAGCCAGGCCATGCTGCTGCGGGCGACCACCCCGCACTCCCTGACCGGCGTGGCCCAGGGCATCACGCCGGCCGGCGTCTCGCTCGAGCCCTACGCGCCGGCCGGCGTCAACGCCAGCCGCAACTCCAGCCGGGAACTCATCATCCGCTGGAGCCGCCGCGACCGGATGCAGTTCGATGACCCCGACTTCCGCGACTACCAGGAAGAGTGCCTGCTGAACGAGGCCTCGGAGAGCTACGAGATCGAGATCCGCAACGCGGGCGACACGGCCGCGGTGCGCACGCTGACCTCCACGACCAATACCGTCACCTACACCGCCGCCAATCAGACCACGGACTTCGGCAGCGCCCAGAACAGCATCAAGGTCCGGGTCTACCAGATGTCGGCTACCGCCGGCCGCGGCTACGCCGCCGCCGCGACGCTATGAGGAGATAATGGCAAACGCCTGGAACACCACCGAACTATCAGACTCGCAAGTCGGCAAGGTCGCCTCGGTCAATCTCGCCGTCAAGTTCCTGCAATCGTTTTTGACCGGCGTGCGCGACATCGCCACCAGCGTCCCGGGTTCCCCGGTTGAAAACGGGATGTATATCGCCGGATCCGGCTCGATCAGCGGGGCCTGGGCGGCGTACACGGTCAACGACCTGTGCTTCTACTTCGGCGCGGCCTGGTACAAGGTGACGCCGATTGAAGGGATGCGCGTGCGCGTTTGGGATGAGGACATCTTTTACGTCTACACCGGCAGCGCCTGGGCCATGGAGCCCCAGGAGGTGGGCGATATGCTCCTCGCCCGCGTCACCACGGCGCATATGCAGACCTCCGACGGCGCCCAGACCCTTTACACGGTCCCGACCGGCAAGAAGATGGTCCCGACCCGCGTGGTGGTGCGCAACCCCACGGCGAGCCTCGCCGGCGCGACGGATGTGAATTTCGGCGACGGCACCAACCGCGACACCTGGAAACCCAACGTGGATCTCTCCGGCATGACCGCCACGAGCGACGTCATGGTGATCACCAACGACAACGCGAAATTCACCCCGTTCGACGCCGGCGACACCTTCGGCTTCAAGCCCGACACCGGCAGCACCGCCGACGCCGACGCGACGATGGAAGTATTCGGCTATCTCTACTGATGCAAATAGTCCCGCTCACTCTCAAAGAGGCGAACGCCTTTGTGAAAAAATACCATCGGCACCACAAGCCGACGCAGGGCCACAAGTTTAGCCTCGGCATCGCAGACGAATCGGGCATCCGTGGCGTGGCAATCGTTGGCCGGCCAGTAGCTCGACATTTAGACGACGGCTGGACGCTGGAAGTGAACCGCTGCTGCACGGACGGAGTGCGTAACGGCTGTTCGAAGCTCTACGGCGGGGCTTGGAAAGCAGCGAAGGCTCTTGGATACCAGCGGCTGATCACTTACACGCTGCCGGCCGAGGGCGGGGCAAGCCTGCGCGGAGCCGGCTGGACGCTGATCGGCGAGCGCGGCGGCGGGAACTGGAATACTAAATCGCGCCCGAGGATAGATACCGACGTTTTGCTCCAGGGGCAGAAGCTGTTTTGGGAGCAATTCCACTTACTGATCGGAGGCTAAAAAATGACCTGGAGCATCATGGTTGACATCGACAAAGACAAGGCCGAGGCCGGCACCATCGCGGCCACCTGGACCGACCCCAACCCGGCCCTGGGCGTCTTTTCATACAGCAAGCGCATCGAGACCACGCTCGCGGCCCTGGATAACTTCAACGCCGAGCTGATTATGGAGCGCAACGCCTGGCAGGCGAAGCGGCAGAACAACCTGGACAAAGCGGCGGTCGCTTTGGGGCGGCTGAACAGCGCCGACCCCCAGGCGGCGTAGGAGGGGAGCATGTCTTCAACGAAAAGCGCAACCGTACTCCACAACAACGTGACCCTCACGGCGGGCGCGGGCGACACGACTTCAAGCGCCTGGGACCTGGCCGACGGCTTCGGCGGGATGCTCCATGTCAAAATGACCAACGGCGCGACCGGCCCCACCGTGGCGGCCAAGGTGCAGATCCAGGTGAGCCCCGACGACTCCAACTATTACAACTTCGGCGCTGCGCTGTACGGCTCGATTTCGAATAACGCAATTGCGTCCTATGCGGTCGAAATCCCGATCGGCGCGAAATACGTCAAAACGGTTTCCGGCAGCAACACCGGCCAGAACGTCACCCTGAGAGTTGAAGGAATCGAAGTAACAGCTTTGGCATAATCCAATGGCAATCGGTCACGTCAATACCCAGCTCGCAAGCAGCACCGGCGCAACCTCAATAACCCTTACCAAGCCAACCGGCTTGGCCGAGGGGAACTTGATGCTTGCGGCTTTTTGCATCGAGTCGGCAAGCGATCTGGTCAACTCAGTGCCGTCTGGGTTCACGCTTTTGAGAAAATCCGTGATTGGGACCAGGACGCACAACCTGTATATCTATTTCAAAATCGCAACTGCTTCAGACGCATCGGCGTCCAACTTTGTTTGGGGGTTTTCTTCTTCGATTGAAAACGCTGGCTTCCTGTCGGCATGGAGCGGGATAAAAACATCAGCGCCGATAGGTGATTTTTCGGTTTCGTCGGCCAATGCGTCATCGGCAAACGCCGTATGCCCGGTAACCTACGTCCGTGCGAACAACGTATCGCTGTGCATCGCCAGTTCAATGTACGGCACGACCTGGACGGCCCCAACCGGCACAACGCCGACCTACACCGAGATTGCCGACAGGCTGAGTGCCGCCAGCTCAAGCGGCCTTTCGATCCATGCCTCATGGGGAACGCTAGCCTCGACCGGGTTGATGCCCACTAAAACGTGTGTAGCAGCAGTCGCCGACTATTGGAAAGCCGTAAATATTGAAATAGTCGATGCGTCCTACACCGAAGAGATCCCCGAAATCTTTACCCCGTTAGCACCTCATGCGCTTGTTTTGAACCAATCCCATCCTCATGCTCAGGCGATACTGTGGGCTCACGTTTTCACGACTGTAGGAGCCAGCGGTAAAGCCGTAGACATGACCTACAATGACGATGTTTCTACCATCGTAGGCGGGGCGGCGGTCGATAGCAGCGGGTATCTGGTTTTGGACGGCAGCAATGATGCCGTAAAATTTCCGACAATCCTCGGCACCCTTTTTAATCAAGCCAGAAGCTCATTTGCCGTAGGGTTCCGGTATCGTGGGCCGAGGACTGATGGGTCATACAGCCAAATTTTCATGGCGTGTTCAAGCACGGCGACCTATCCCAAACTCGCTTTAACCGTCAGCACATCCAATGCCCTTTCCCTTACCATTATCGGCACGACCTCATCGAATTGGTATTCGGTAATAGTCCATGAGCCGCTGGTCCCCGGCAGATGGTATCACATTTATGTATCGCAAGACGGCAGCAAGCCGAGAATCTACATCAACGGAAAGTTCGTTGCACAAAACGGAGCGATAGGCGGGTCAGGCACAGCCGCCTATTGGTTCAGCCAAGTCACCGGCACGATCTATTATTGTTTGGGTGCATGGTGGACTTCGACCACCTACGATTACGCTAATATCGACCTTGCCTATTTTTACTATTGGGACGATGAGGGCCAGTATGCCGGGCAGTCGGGATTTCCGGCAGTCTTCGCCCAAGACCCCTATGCGATGTTTCGGCCGCAGCGGCAAGACTGGCTAAAAAAACTGATTCAAGGGGCGACGCTCCTGCAGGCGGCCGATCTCGCCCACGCCCACGGCCTGGAGGACGCCGGGGCGCTCACCCAGAAGCACACGCTCGCGGTGGACGAGCTCGCCCACGGCAACGCCCTCGATGACGCCGGGGCGCTCACCCAGAAACACCTCCTCGCGGTGGCCGAGCTGGCCCACGGCCACGCCCTCGATGACGCCGGGACGCTGGTTGAAAAGCACCTCCTCGCGGTGGCCGACCTCGGCCACGCCCACGGCCTGGAGGACGCCGGGACGCTCGCCCAGAAGCACACGCTCGCGGTGGACGAGCTCGCCCACGGTCACGCCCTGGATGCGGCGGATCTCGTCCTGGCGTCCGTAACTCTCCAGGTGGCCGACCTCGGCCACGCCCACGCGCTGGATGACGCCGGGGCGCTCGCCCAGAAGCACACGCTCGCGGTGGCCGAGCTGGCCCACGGCCACGCGCTGGATGACGCCGGTACGCTGGTCGAAAACCACCTCCTGCAGGCGGCCGATCTTGCCCACGCCCACGGCCTGGAGGGCGCCGGAGCGCTCGCCCAGAAACACCTCCTCGCGGTGGCCGAGCTGGCCCACGCCCACGCGCTGGATGCGGCGGATCTCAGCTCGGCGTCAACCCTCCAGGTGGCCGATCTCAGCCACGCCCACGGCCTGGAGGCCGCCGGTACGCTCGCCCAGAAGCACACGCTCGCGGTGGCCGCGCTCGCCCACGGCCACCAGCTCGACGCCGCCGACCTGGCCCAGCGCCATACGTTGCTTGCCGCCGGGCTGCTCCACGGTCACGGCCTGGACAGCATAATCCTTGTTACGGCCGTCGGGCGCGTCATGGTCGCGCTGTCCGCGGCCCGCCCGCAAATCGCTTTCGCCGCCGTCGTGCCGGAGGTCGCCTTCGAGAGCGTCGCGCCGGGGATCGGTTTCAGCGCCGTAAAGCCTGAGGCCGCCTTTACGGCGGTCCGGCCGGCAGTAGACTTCACCGCCACCAACTGAGGAGAGCAAAATGGAACAGAAAACACTTTTCGAAGCGTTGCCCTTCGAACCCGAACATCCAGAGGAGACCCCGGCAGCATCTAAAAGCATCGTCCTGGAGGTCCAGAGTGTCCGGCACGTTTTGACTACCGGCCCAGCGCCGGAACGCAAGGAGGAGAACAATGGCTAAATGGATCAATGACTCAGTCTTGGACGCGGCGCTCGACAAGATCGCCTCGGGAACCATTTTGACGGTCTGCAACGCGCAGCCGACCACGCGCGCCGAGGCCGTCACCACCTACAAGCTCGCGGACGTGGTCATCGACGCCGGCGATTTCACCAAGTCCAACGGCGACACGAACGGCCGTAAGGTGCGGGTCGCCCAGCAGGCCGACGTCCCGGTGGACACGACCGGCACGGCCACGCATATCGCCATCTGCGACGGCACCGACCTGCTCCTGGTCACGACCTGCACCAGCCAGGGACTCACCTCCGGCAACACCGTCACGATCCCGGCCTTCGATGACGAGATCGCCGACCCGACATAGGAGGCCCCCATGCCCGTCAAGGCCCAGATCTACGCGGTGGAGAAATCAACCCTGGTCATCACGGCCGCATTCACCGACGAGCTCAACCAGCCGGTGACGCCCACCTCCGTCGCCTGGCGGCTGGAGAGCGACAGCGGCGCAACCATCAACAATCGCAGCAACGTGAGCCTGACCCCCGCGCCGACGGTGAAGATCGTCCTGACCGGTGCGGATCTGGACGTGCTAGTGAACACGAACGACAGCGAGCTGCGCCGGCTGATCCTAACGGCGGTCTACTCCTCCAGCAACGGGGTCGGCCTCTCGCTGTCGGAAAGCTACGAGTTCCAGGTGCTCAACACCAACGCTGTAACAACATAGGAGAGAAAGTCATGGTCCCGATGAAAACCTTTGAGCGTATCCTCATCGTCACAACCTTCTGCGCCATCCTGTTCGGCCTGGCCTCGGCGGTCCTCGCCCAGCAGCCGCCCGCGACGAGCGCCCAGACGGTAAAGGTCGCCTGGGAGCAGACCGCGACCGATATGTCGAACCTCGCCAAATGGACCCTTTATTGGTCGGACACCGCCACCGGCACCTTCGCCAAGCTGGCCGACATCCCCTACACCGGCGGGGCGGGGCCGAGCTTCAACAGCGAGCAGCCGCTCACGGTCACCGGCCAGCCCGGCCAGCAGGTCACCAAGTATTTCCGCATGACCGCCTGGAGCAAGAACGGCAAGGAGACCGGACCGTCCAACACGGCCAGCGGGGCCTTTACCATCCCCTTCCGCGACGTGACGGTGCCGCAGAGCGTAACCATCCAAGTTAACGTAGAGCCGCTGTAAGGGAGGTGCGATGGAATTGGCTACTATCCAGGCCTGGCTGCCCACGGTCGTCGCCGGCGGCTTGCTGGCCGTCGTGTGGATCGACGTGCGCCGCGCGCGCACCGCCTTCCACCGCGCGCTCTACCGCGAGGACGGTACGCCGATCTACGTCATGCGCGAGGAGTGCCGGCACGAGCAGCACGACTGCCAGGCAATGGTCTGCACCAAGATCACCGCCGTGCAGGCCAAGCTCGACAGCATGGACGCGCGCCGCGAGGAGCAGCGCAATGTCGTCATCAACCAGATCATGCAGATGTCGGCCCGCATCGAAGGGCTGTCCTCGCGGCTGGACGAGTACATCCGCACGCACAGATGAGGCGCACATGGAAGCGATCCTGCAACGCTGCCTGGACGACGTTTTATCCACCGCGCTGACCCTGCTGCTGACCGTGCTGCTGCCCTATGCCGTAGCGCTTGCCCGCGCCTGGCTCAAGGCGCGCACGGCGCAGATCACGGACCAACAGCTGCGCGAGGGCATCGAGTGGGCCATCGACCGCGTGGACAAGACCGCCGCGACCGTGGTGGCCGAGCTGGCGAGAGAGTTCACCGGCCGGCCGGCCGCGCAGATCCGGCAGGCGGCGATCAACCGCGTCCTGGACCGGCTGCCGCCTGCCGCCCTGATCACGCTCCAGGATAACTACGGCCTGCAGCGACTTGAGGCCATCGTGAGGGGCAAGGTTGAGAGCAAGGGACAGGTATAGGGTTTGGGCCGCCTTCCGGCGCGGCCGGCTGCTCTACGGCGTTTTCGACGCCCGCAAGGCCGTGGTGGCCCGCTATTACCGCGCCGTCTACGCCCAGGAGGTCGCCAGGGGCGACCACGACCCCAGAACGGTGCTGGCCGAGCACGGCATCGAGATCTGCCGCTGCACGCTGGTCCGGGATGAGCCCGGCTAA